CCTGTAAGGAGTGGGAGACTATGGCTATGGCCTTTTCATCTGTAGAGATTATTTTGGGTGGACTTTCTGTGAACGTCCAGACCGAGCTGACATATCCTGACGGTCTTGACGACCTCACTGCTCGCACTCTTTCAGTGTTTAAGGAAGCTGTCGCTACAGCTAAAGCTAACGACATAGATATTACGGTGATGAGCCTTCACACCGATTTTGCCGACCCAGACGACGACTAAAAAAAGCCCCCACCGTTAGGCAGGGGCTCAGATCCCAGGCGACTAGGCCTCGTCTGGGGTCTTTTGCAAGATCGCGTCGCACTCGTCCATCAACTTCTTGAGCGCAGCTCGATCCCTGTAACAGCCTTTGAGGATTTCACGGCCTCTAGCCTTTTCCTCAGCTGTGCAGTAACGTCCGAGATAGTCGTCGTTGATTCTTTCCATATCATTCCAGCCGACGTAATCCCACTGGCGAAACGCTTGCTCCCTACAGACTTTAATCTGTTTGAGAGTCAAAGAGATCTTCCAGTATTTTTTACCAGCATTTTTACCACCCCAGGCGCTTTTGTCTAAAGCTGTCCAGAAACCGTGATAGTGCCTATCCTCAACAGGATTAGCGCACGATTCCAGCATTGGGGTTAGCTGATTGACTACTGTCCAGTTCATATTCACTTTGTATTTCATATATCACCTCCTCTCTTTCATACCCTAATTATACTTTTTGGGTTTTTGAGATTAGAGATTTGTGGCGATAGCTACGCGTAGTGATGACGTGACACGCCGTTAAATAAAAATACTTGACAACGTAAAACACTGACTTCAGAAATAAAAAAAGCCTCGTCCTACGGTTTTTATTACCGTAAAAGGAGGCTGATTTTATGCACTTATGGGTCAATATCGTGCTCTGGCACTCTCGGGGGCTACCAGTGTGAACCTATGTACTTGTCCTGCCTTTTGGCATTGGGCGTAACTTACTACGCCAGCTGCAGACCTTCGCTCGTATCAAGATACGACACGCGCTTTATTTTCTTGCTGATGTCCTCGAAGTCTGTTGTCGTCGGCATTTCTTGATCTACCCAGGGCAAGTTAGCTTTACCCAGGTTAAAGGCCCAGATCCCTTGAGGGGTTGAGCAGATATAGATAGGGGCCATATTCCATTGAGCAGCTGCTTCGATTAAACGATCGAACTTAGATTTCTCGATCAGAAGCTTGTCGTAATGAGTCCGTCGGCATTTAAGCTCGACATAGATAGCACTGTCTTTTGAGTAGCAGTCCCATACAGAGTAAGGATCTTTAGCCTGGGTAAGATCGTCGTAGCCTAATTCGCGTACGAAGTTGAAGAGCTCTTTCTCGGTCACTTGTCTAACCAGACTTTGTAAGAAGCTGTTGTCCGTCCCTTAACAGGATCGACGAAGTGCAAGCGCTGTGACGGAGTGGCGCTGGCTGCAAGCATTACGCCCGCATACCGATTATCACTTTCTGTCGATCCTGTTTGGTAGACCGAGCCTAACCCATTAGGTAAGGCCCACTCGTTATGGGTGTGATAGTGACCCACGAAAACGTCTCTAAACTCCCAGGGATAGCTGCCAGACTGCCATCTAGCGACGTGCTGGACGATCGCACCAGGAGAGGCAAAGCCGTTGCGACCTACTTCGTCACCGTGAATTAGGAGCGCTCGGTATCCTGGGCCTTTTCCTGTTGGATCTGGGATATGGACTCGCTGTATATCTTCTGGACATTCTTGCCAGGTGAGTCGTTTCTCTTGTGCCAGTAGCTGTCGAGCCAATTCATAACACATTCGATCAAAGTTATCGCTACGAGGAACATTGTCCCGCTTACTACCAATACGTCCGTGATTACCCCATTCTGGAACTACAGTGACCTTATTATAGTTTGTTAGGGCATATCGAACGACGTCCACAATTAGCTTAGAGACCGTGACATATTGCTCAAAGAGTGTCGCGTCGATCTCGAACGCTTGTCCAGGGAAGTTAAAGAGTCCCTCGATCATATCCCCGCCGAACATAATGACGCAGTCATTGACTGGGTGGTCAGCTCGCATAATGTCGGTGATACTGACAGCTTTTTCAGCAAAGCTCATAACGCGTTGGTGCATTACTTGAGAGTTATAGCTCGGAGTTTTCTTTGCGCCTTGCCAGTCGGTAAGGTGCCAGAGAGCTACTTCAGCTCGCTTTTTACTTTTGACAGCTTCTCGAGGTTTAACTGGGAGGATCGGCCCCATAGCTAGTACAGCGTCGTGAGCTGCCTGGTGGGTAACTTCGACGAGCTCGTTAGTGCGCTGCTTAGCCTGGAGAAGCTGCTGCTGAACGCGCATAAGCGCCTGGCGTAGCTCTTTAACGTCGCTTGATTCGATCCCCTCTGGGAGATCGTTGAACTTACCCTCTAAGTCCACGGTCTACGATTTCTTTGTAGTGGTGTAGGTATCCGTATTTATCGTTAAAACTATCTTCGTGACCTGGATTGTTGAAGAGTCTAACTGACTTGAGAGCGTCCATAAGGAGCGCGACCTCGTGTGCTTGTATGTCGTCGATCCTGAGAAGGGCTCCCCAGATTCTGCCGATTGCTGTAAAGGCTTGCTCAGCGTCTCCATAGTGGTCTTGCCTCTCTTCTAGGATTTCTTCTACTCTGTCGCGCATATACACTCATTACGTCGGTGCTTGTAGATTGTGTTTTCAGAGAGGGTTAGCCCCTCGGATTTAACTGCTCGACTAATAACATAAGGGCTTAAATTGCTAGCAATAGCTGACTCAAGAGCTTTACGGTTTTTATCATCTAGTGAAACTAAAAGAGTGCTAACGCGACACTGATTCTTAACAGTTGCCTTTTTTTTGAGAGCTGCTTCTAAGTCCATAGCAGCGGAGTCTATATCTAAATATGAGATAGAGAGTTACGACACGCTATAGCAGACCTTCGTAAGCTAAGTCAAAGGCGTCGCACTGTGCGTCTACGTCACGGTACAGCGGGATCAGTACGGTGACAGGAGTGTCCATTACTTCTGCTCCATATTGTTAGCGTACGGTGTGACGATATGCGACTCAGGCATAACGTTAGGCTCAGTAGACGGGCTGTGGGGTACAGCCCCGCCACCGAGAGCTGCGACAGCTACTAGGACAAGATGATGAGCGTCGGTTGAAAAGTTGCAAGCGCTCCAGGTAGTCATAGCCGTACCTGACGCTAGAGCTACAGCTTTAGGGTTAGAAATCGGTATGCGGATCACGATAGATCCTTCATCATCTGCGTATAGGTAGCCTGGCCGATCAAGCCCGTCACGGGCAGCTTTTTAGCTTTTTGGTAGGGCTTTACAGCTGCTAAATCAGCTGTAGTGAAGGTTGAGTTTTGAGCTACTGAAGGTATAAGCCCAGCCTTGAAGAGAGCTTTTTCGACTGCGAGCGCAGCTGGGGTTTTATCTCCGACCTTGATATTGGTGAACGGTGGAGCTACGAAGGTTGTCGTCGATTTGGTGACAGCTGGCGTAGAGCTGTGAGTCATAGCCATTCCTGTACCAGTCATAGCTGTAGCTCCAGCTAGACCAGTAGCTACGAGCTTATTTGTGCCGACGGATTGAGCTGGCTTGACCGTCGTTTCGTAAGCTGGACGACAGACAGCCAGGACATAAAGGTAGGCACGGTGTCGTAGATAGCAGCCGTCGCCGTTATTCTGGTGAGTGACTGAGTTTTCTGGGCCAGTGTTAAATCCGACAGTGGTAATGCCGTCCCTAGAAGCTGCAACGACGAGCTCAACGTGATCTGCCTGACCATTCCCTGACCAGCTAAAAAACACTAGGTCGCCTGGCTTAGCGTCGTACTTGCCGACTACTGCACCCTTAGCTTGAAACCAGGCAAGCCCAGCTGGGCAGTAGGCAAAGCCTTTAGGGGTTTGAGCTGCTACCAGGTTTGAGAGATTGTTTTGAGCGAATACCCAGGAGATACCCATAGCGCAGTAGGGCTCGTTAGGGATCCCGTACCAGTCACCGTACGGATTCTGGTTATTAGGCCCCTCGACGAACCCCACCTGCTGTTGAGCAGTTGTAACAATATCTAAAGCTGTAGCCACAGCCTTAGTCTACTTTGTAGTCTTTGGAGTTTCCTCAGCGACGACTTTGTTAGCTTCAGCGATCGCAGCGTCTACAGCTGGAGCGACGATTGAAGCTGGAGCTCCTGTCTGGGCTGAAATTGTGTTCACGAGAGACTTTGGATTGACCTTAGCCAGGATAGGCACGAGAAGCCCACCAACGAGTCCACCGATAACGATTTCCTTCGCAGTGTGAACCTTGCCTGGGAAAGAGTAGGTAGCGTAAGCAGACGCGATTACGCCATAGAGGTAGTGCTCAATAAGAGCTTTATTCTGAGCCGATAGCTTGATCTTCATTTGATCCCTTTCCAGAGATTAGGTTGCGGACGTACTTTTCTGCCTCGAAATCAGAATAAGCAGCGTGGTGGATTCCACCTACTCCTCTGTGGTGCTTTTCGCATAGCCATTCAAGGTTGTCTGCTGATTCTACCCAGGCGCCGACTTCATCTGGGTTAGAGATTCCTGGGTATGCAGCTTCGAGCCACTTGAGATCGACCCCGTTTTGGAGGCTGAACTCGACGTGAGAGTGGTGAAGCTCTAGTCCTCCATAGCACTCAGAGAAATCTTGACGAGCTCCTCCGATAGCGCAGACTGCTGTGGCTTTAGTGCGCTCGCGGTAAGCGTTGAAGTCTTTGTAGTGCGGGTCGTCCGTGCGCTCAGGGTGCGCTGGATAGTGGACGATATACGAGTTAGTAACTTTTTGATCGTGAGCCTCCATTTAGAGCTCTAACTTTGTCTTAATAATCGCCTGGTTGATCTGAAGCTCGTGGAGAGCTTGATCCTGGCGGTTGAGCTGATCTTTCATAGATCCACCACCGTTTTCGTAGAGCTGATACTCAATACGAGATAAGCGCTTATCCATTTTCTTAAACATACGATTAAGCCAGAAGATCGGTGCTCCTATGATAGCCACGCTCTCGAGAACAGCCCAGATAGCGTTTGAGACCGTGTTAGCGTTATTCCAGAACAGCATTTGCGCCCTCTCGGGTTA